TTTCTCCCCAGGTCCCAATTATAAAGGTATGGGGAGGCTATTCCACGAACCTATCAAACCATTTCTCTATATATTTCTTCCACTCCTCCTGATGATACTGCCTATAATCATTGCAATAGTTTAATTTATAAATACAATCTTCCTTAGTGCTCTTAATATATACAAGCTCTGCTCCAAGGTCTCTTGCTAACTTCTCTCTTTGGTACTTATCAGCATAGCCTCCTATAATCCAAGCATTATTAAAGCCTCCATACCTAGTCTTTATATTATCTAGGATAAAATTTCTTATTGATAATACATTAAGTTTTAATGCATCTGGCTTATCATATCTTTCTTTTAAAGATATAGCTTCAAACAATCTATCCATATCTATAACTAAATCATTATCTTCTTTATGCTTTAGTACATAGCTTGTCTTCCCTGACATTGGAGCTCCATACACTATATAAACTCCTCTACTCTTTTTCTTATATCCACCTTGCCATCTTCCATGTATCTTATTATGGCAACTATGACAGATAAGTTGTACATTATTAGGGTTAAGAGCTACTGTTGTATCTAAGTAGTTTATAGCATCTAATTCTTTAATATGATGTATGTGTATTCTCTTAGAATCTACTATAGCTTTACTACACATCTCGCATATTACCCCATCATCAGAACTTCTCTCTAAGATAATCATCTGCCTAAAGGCTAACCATTCTTTACTCTTATAAAACTTAGTTGGTGCACTCATAACTACCATTCCTTATTTTCTAATTCTTTTTTCTTAAGCTTAAGATTCTCTTTATCTATAGCTACTTTATTAGGATCATCTTTCCACTTAGCCTTTTCTTTATTGTTTAGCCAATACTTTTGTGCAGCTAAATCAGGACCTCTATATTTTTTAACTGAACTTATTTTAACCTCTTCTTTGGTTATAATATTTCCATCTTCAGTCACCTCTTCATTTTTTAGCTTGGTAACTACATCCTCATAGTAATGATACCCAGTAGCACATTTATATACTGCTTGTTCTACTGCCTGGTTCTTCTTCTCCTTACCTTGAGCCATTATCTGCTTAATATCCTCATCTTGAGCTTTATACTTCCTAAAAGTCGAGTAACCTACACCTATTTTTTTAGATATCTCTTTGTCTGTTGCACCTTTCTCAACCATTGTTTCTATAAGCTCTAATTGACTTTTTATGATATCTTCTATTGACTTCATTCTATCACCTCCACATGTAGCACTTACCCTTGAACCCCTGCTCTATGTTCATTTTTTTATAAAATTTATAAATAAAGCAAAAAAACAAGTCCTAAGCCTTGCTATTACTATGTTTACAGCTACTATTTTTGTTTTTTTTGAGTTTTACATATCACTATATTTTGTTAAACTTCTTGTAAAATTTAACTTCTAATATATGCACTTTATTTTTACAATTGAGTTTTACAAGTCCCAATTATGTAAAACTAACAGATAAAAAATATATTTTTGCTTATCTTTTTTTAAAAGATAAGCCTCTAACTGATTTGTCTTTAGTATCTTGATTTATTCCAATATATCTTTTTGTAATCTCTGGATTGTCATGATTTAATAACTCTTGAACTACAACTATATCTCCACTATCTTGGTATAACCAATAACCAAAAGTTTTTCTTAAACTATGGCATCCAATACTATCTTTATACACAAAAAAGTCAGCAGCTTCTTTAAGGATTTGATAAGCTCTTTGCCTACAAATAGACTTATTCTTACCTTCTCTACTCTTAAACAAAGGTTCATAAGCACTTTTGCCTTTAAGGTATTCTTTATATATTTCTTTTAACTCATCATTTATTATTATTTTCGACTTCTTATTTGTTTTTTCTTCTATAATTTCTATATAATTCTTATTTTTTACATCTCGTACTTTAAAACTTAGCATATCGCTTATTCTTCTACCTAAATATATTCCCGTCATGAAAAGTACATAATCTCTTTCATTTTTTTCTTTAAGGTAATCTGCAATATCTAATATTAGGTTATAGTCCCTTATAGGTTCAACTGTATTCATTCATAACTACACCTGCCTTACAGCTCCATTGACTCTTTTATATCTCCTAGCACCCATAAGCTCTCTTATATCTTCTTTAGTTAACTTTTCATTATTTTTTACTTTATTATTTTCTTTAGTATTTTTAATATATTTAACTAATTGCATATAAACCTTTGGTTGATTCTCTTTTAATATATCTCTTATTGCCATTATTTTACCCCTTTAAAAATAAAAAGACCTAGCAACACCAACTAGATCTTTTATAATATAATATTTAATTTAGGAAGATACTTCTAATGAATTATTTTAATTACATAATATCATTTTACCTTACCAAACATTTACATTCAAGTACTTTATAATATCAGAAAAGTATCAGAAAAGTACACTATAACTCTCCATAAACGCCTATTATTATTTTGTTTAATGCTTTTTTCTTTATTCTTTTACAGCTAATAATACTACATTGCATTTTATCACTTATCTCTTTATATCTTTCTCCATTTATGTAAAAGCTTTTTATTACATAAAGTTCCTCTTCTTTTAATGCATCTAAAGCTTTATTTAATTTATTTAATTTCGATTCCATAACCATTATTCTACTTTTTATTTTTTCCTTTTTAGCTTGTATATCTTCAACCGAACTTGAAACTTTACCTAAACCTTTGCCTTCAATTTCTATATTTACAGATTTTAAAGTATCTAAAACTACTAATTCTGCCTTTAAGTTTTCTATTGCTACTTCTGCAATTTTATAATTATATAGCCAACTCTCAATGTCATTATGTCTATGATATTGTTCTATGCTCATTTTATTTTCTAAAAATCCAAAATCATTTTTTAATTCCATAAATCTACCCCATTTAATTTTTAAGACTTTCTTTTACCTGCTTTAATGCTTTCTTAACATCTATACCTTTAAAATATAGTTCCACTATTTCATTAAGGAACTCTTCTAGGAGTTCCTTATCTTTTATTACTTCCATATTAATTCCTCTTAACATACAATATCTCTAACTGTTATACATTCTTTATAATCACCTAAACTTACAAGTAAAAATTTATTATTTATATTTTCTAAAAAGGTACATTCTCTTATAAAAGGTTTATGGTAATTTCCAACAAAGAACTTAGCTGTTAGCTTATCTCCAACTCTAAATTTTAAAGCTTTATATTTATCCTCTTCTGTTATTTCAGGAACTTTAACCGATGTTGTATATTTTTTATTTAAAACATGTTTAACCATTTTCATTTTGCACAATTCCCCTTATAAAACAATTATTTTATTAAATCCTCAATTTCTTTCATTCTACTTTCAGCTAAATTTAAAATAGCTTTTACTTGAACACCTGATAAATAACTTTCTCCCCCAGGCGTTTTTATAGCCATCCACCAATGTTTTTCAGCTGCTTCATTTATAACCTTTACTGTTGTTTTTAGCCTATCATGTTCTTCACATAATGCTTTAGCTTTCTCAATATCCATTTATATTTCCTCTTTATACAAATTCATATCCATATCTATTTTTGTTATTGGTAATGTCGTTATAACCATTTTCCTACCTTCTGCTAACTTTAGATAAATAGCTCCATCATTAAAAACAAACAGTTCTTCATCTCCTATTTCCCATTTTTTAAAATCACTTATTTCTATTATCTTTTCTAAACATTCTTCATAATTTCCCATAACACACCTCAAATTATTATTTTACTCTAAGACATTTATTTTTAGCTTTATAAGTGCTATACCACTCACATTTTTTATTACTACTAGCCTTGCTTAAGACACCACTACATCTAACTGCACAATCTTTTTCTTTACAATCTAAGCAGCAAGGCATCTGCAAATTACAAAACCTACAAGCCATTTATTCACCCCTAAAATGGAATTTCTCCTTCATCTATCGGCATCATATCATCTACCATAGCTCCATTATTATTAAATCCAGTATCTTGAGTACCTGATGTATTTCCTTTTGGAGCTGCTCCAATAAAATCAAAGGTATCTACCTTAACATCTGTCGTATATCTCTTAACTCCCTGCTTGTCCTCATAACTCCCAGTTATTAGCGAACCTGTAATCCCTATCTCTCTACCTTTAGTAAGATGTGTCGCTATAAGCTCTGCTGTCTTACTAAAAGCTATACAATTTATAAAATAAGCTCCATATTCTCCATTTTCATTTTTAATTGAATTTCTAACTGCTACACTAAATCTTGCTACTGGAGTTCCCTTATTTGCTGTAAATCTTAAATCTGGATCTTTAGTTAATCTTCCTACTAATTGCACATTATTCATTTTTCATTTCCCCTTACCTTTCAAAATTATTTATCCTTGAAAATTCACCATCCCAGGCAACAGATACTGTTGTTTTATTACCTAATCTAGCTTTATTTATTGTTATTGTAGCTACCCCTGGATTTTCATCTGGATTTTTAGAATTATAATCTATCTTCCCTTCTTCAGCCAAAATTTTTCTTGCTACTTTATTATCTAATTTCAAATTTCTATAAAGAGATAGAATAACATTGGAGTATTGTTCTATTCTTGCACTGTCTTGTATATCTCCACTTTCTACTTTTTCAAATATAGCCTTATGTTTATTCTCTTTATCCGTATCTCTCTTAGCTTGAGCCAATAATACAACACATATATTTTCATCCATTGCTAACTGTTTAAGCTTAGATGCTATATATCCTAACTTAGTTGTTGTATTTTCTCCAACTGCACCTTCCGTAATTAAATTTATATAATCTATAAACACAATATCTAATCCATATTTTAATTTAAATAATTTTATCTTAGATATTAGAGTGTTTATATTAGGCTCTGATATAACCCTCATCGTTTTATTGCTTAATTTACCCATAAAATCAATATATTTAGTAAACTCATTATCTGTAAGAGTGCCTGTCTTACACTTAGTTATATCTATCCTGTTGTAACTTGCAAACATTTTGTCATAAACTTCTTTTTTAGTCATTTCATTTGATACATATAAGATTCTATTATTTCTCAACATGTTTAAAGCTATCTGTATTGCAAGTGTACTTTTACCTACTCCACTTCTTGCAAATATAGTTACAAGCTCAGTTTTAAAAAAACCGTGAATATTTAAATCCAGTTCTCTTATTCCTGTTTGCAATCCCTTTTCTTCACCATTTTGTAGTTTTTCTTGCATTTCTATTATGTCAAAGAATATATTTTCATCATTACTATTTTTTTTATCATAAAGTTTTAATAATTCATTTTCGATATGATCCTTTAGTTCCTGATTATCTTTTTCTATATTCTTTTGTACAAAAGCTGATATATCTAATAATTTCCTTTTTTCATGATAATTTATTAATTTATCTACCCATGCTTCAAAGGCTACTGTACTTAAAACTTCCGTCTTAATCTCATTTAGATATGATAATCCTCCAAATTCATTTATATTATTCTTGTTCTCATCTAAAAACGTTATAAAGTCAAATTCATTTACATTTATCTTTTGTTTTTCATTAAATTTTTTTATAGCTTTATATATTTTTTTATGTCTTGGAGAATAGAACATATCCCCATTAATCTTTTTTTCACTTGCTAATAAAAAACATTTAGTTGAATTTAATAATGCTCCTAGAATACTTTTTTCTATTTCTGTGCTTTGGATATTATTTATATCTACCATAAATCCCCCTATTTAGCTTATAGATAATCACAACTTCTATCCATTCGACTTCTACCATTAAACAGATTATTTTGTTTAGGATCTATTTTTAACGGGAATATACCTTTCCAGCCATTTAGTATACTCTGATTTATTATTTCTATCTTTTCATTATCATTTTTAGCAAATTTATCTAAGTTTCTAAGAAGTAATGTTAATGCTCTATCAGTTAGAATACTTTTAATCCCCTTCCTAAATTTTATAAACTCCAAAATAGCTTCTCTTAATTCTTCATTGTCAGTATAATTTTCTATAGTTTTATCAAAATTGCTTTTCCTCTTTTTTTCTTTTTTTATATTAGTATTACTTATATTAGTATTACTAGGGTGTAATTTTTGAACCCCCCCTTTACCAAAATTTGAACCCCCCTCCCCGTTCAAATTTTGAACCGGTGTAAATTTTGCACCCGTATCATTTTTGAGAGTATTTTTTTTGTTTTTGGATTGTTCTTTTACTTTAATATCTTCTTTTATTCTTTCTTTTTTAGCCTTAATTTCTGGTATATAATCACCATCATTTTGTATTTTTCCAAGGTATAATCTATAAGCTCCACCCTTTTCAATTTCTCTTTCTTCTAAAAGGTCTGCTTTAGTTAATTCATTAAAATATTTAATAATGGAATTCTTGCTTTTTCTTATCATAAGTGCTGCCTCTGCTCTAGAAAATATAAAGTAAACTCTACCTTCTTCATCTATCCAGCCATTTTTTCTAGATACTTGAAGTCTATCTCTAAGCATTGCATATAAAACGCAAGCATCATTGCTTAATGTCTCATATCTTTTTAATTCATAAAGTTCTTTTGGCAGTTGATAAAACTTAAATTGGTCACATTCATTCTCCATAAAATAATTCATTGCCATAAGTACCCTCCTTAGTTGTCTTCCTTTAACGTCTTCTCTACAAGATTAACAATATGCATATCTTTTTTTAATGCTGCAAGTTGCTTTATTTCTAATAATGCATTTTCTAAGTTATAGATATAATACTTTAAATCTAAATTTTCCATTTTTAACTCTCTGTGAACTTCGGCATATTTATTAAGCTTGTACAAAAGTCCCCCTTGGCATCTGCATTCACATTTGTTTTCCATAGCTACTCCCCCTAAATTAAAATTTAATTAAATATGTTTTTATAATATTAAAATATTATGTAAAGTTAATCTTTAAAAAAAATATCATCTATTTGTTCGATGCTTAAATTTAATTCTTTTTTTAAAATTTTTATGTCCTCAATACTAAATTTTTGTTTTCCAAGCTCTTTTTTTGTATATGAGGATCTTGTATGTCCTATTTTTTTTGCTATTTGAAATTGACTTATTTTATTTTCCAGTCTTATTTTCCTTAATTTATCTAATTTCATCTTTTCACTCCTTATCGTTCCGCTTTAGAACTGAACAATTGTATTATAACACTTTTTATGTAAAAAAAACAATATTTTACTCTATTTTTATTCTTATATAATTCCGTTGCGGAACATAAAAAAATATTGAATTGTTTTTATAGTATAATTTTCCAAGAAGTAATTTGAAAGGATTGTAGGAAATGATTGAAAAATCTTTTGGAGCTAGGCTAAAAGAATTAAGGTTAGAAAAAAATTTAAGTCAACAAGAACTTGGTAATTTATTACTCATTGCCAGAAGTTCTATTTCTAAATATGAACAAAATATCCAATTCCCAGATTTTCCTACGCTAATAAAAATCTCTGAAATATTCAATGTTAGTGTAGATTATCTTTTATGTAAAAGCGATTTTAAAACTGAAGATTTAGCAGCAATTAAACTACTAGAAACCTTTGAAAAAGCTGGTATAACACGAGATAAAATAAATTTAAAATTATTAGATAAAGTATTAAAAATGTATAAGATTATGGAAGAATAAGTGAGTTAGTCGCACTCACTTATTTGTTGTTTATAAATATATAAAATTTTATCTAAATCTATTTCTTTTAATTTAATATTATTTTTTTTAATACTATTTACAAGATAACTTTCTATTTGTTTACGTGATTCTTTTTCTATTTCTTTTTTTATATATATACTCATAACATCCCCACCCTGTAATATTTTTTAATATTTATCTATATTCTAACATATATAAATATAACTAACAGTTATATTTATATTATTTTTCGACATGAAAAGGAAAAAAGATATTATTATTTTATAAAGCTAATTAGTTTCATTAATTATATTAAAAAATGATAAGAACCAAAATAAAAATATATAGAAAAAGAAAAAATCTAACTCAAAAGGAATTAGCAATTAAATGTAATCTTACACAAGCTTACATATCAATTTTAGAAAATAATTTGGAGAGTCCAACATTGCGAACGTTAGAAATTATAGCTAAAGCCCTAGATATTTGTGTATTAGAATTAATAGAATATAATTGCACTATTAATTGTACTAAGTTAAAAAATAAAACCTATAACTATTAGAATAAAATAAGGAGGAATGGTGATGCTAATTAGCTTTACATTCCCCCTTAAAATTTTCTGCCATGAACCTCTTGATGACAGTTATGACATAATACTTGTAATTCATAGTCTTTTTCTTTTCCTAGATGCTCATAAGACAAATGATGTACTTGAAGTTCATTTTTAGAGTTGCATAATGCACATTTATGTCCTCCAAGAACTAAAGCTCTAAATCTTCTTTTCTTCCATTTTCTACTATGTATATACCTATCATAAATTTCTTTTCTACTTGGTTTATATTTAGGAGCTTTGATTCCTATAATTATTGTTATAATGCACATTGCCAGAAGTGTTGTTAAAATAACTGCTGCTATAATATATTCACTTATCATTTAATCACCTCATTTTGAATAGTTTATACAATTTTAAAATTAATATACACCTAAATAAAAAAGAAGATTTTCTTTTATCTTTAAGAAGATCTCCTTTACATACCCTACATAGCTATTCTTATAAACCCCTCATTTTATTTATGATTGATAGATAATCTAACTATGTTTAAATTAAAAAATAACAAGCTATAAATGCTAAGAGTGATATGCTTAAAAATATCTCATAATAGCTTAACTTAATATTCCCTAATTTAATTAATTGAATTGTACTCAAACCAAAATTTGGTTTACTTTTTCTTTTCTTTTTCTTACTAGGTCTTAATTTATACAGTGCTAAATTTACTGTATAAAATATTAAAACTTTGGCAAACATTAATAATATAATTATAAATATAGCTTTTAAAATAGTGAGTTCAAAGGAGCTATAACTAAAATTATACATTGTACATCATCCTTTCATTTATCAATTTACATCATTTGTATGAAGGGTATGTACTCAAAAAAGAGTGAGTATAGAACTGAGTGTATGCTTTTTATACCCACTCTTTTTATGCTTTAAAAGCTTGATTTTAGTTATATTTGGACTTTTGTATAAAGAGGGAAGGAGCGTAGCAAGTGACCGATAAAGGCGCTAATTTTCCATAAAATGTATTTTACTCTTAGCTTGTCTTTATTTATATATTATATATTTATTATGAATTTTTTAAGTGGTAAAACTCTTGTTTGAAATTTAGGTAAAATTCTAAATTTAGGTACGCTATCTCTTAAAATAAATAAATTAAAATCTTCTTTTTCTTTTAATTTATTGTAAAGTGTTATCTTAGAATCTCCAGTAAAATGTGTTAAATCCACTTCTACATAAGATTTATATATATTATCTTTATAGGTATATTCTATATAAAGGTCGGGAACAACCATTCCATTTAAACATCGTGGAGTTAGCTTAAAATTATTAATTATACTACCCTGTGCTACTAATTGTGCTACAAAATCATTACGGATAGTATCGTGTTCGCTTATTTCTTTAAATTCTTTATATGTGTATCCTAAAGCTGATTTATTATATTTATAGCTTTTTAAAATACCTTGTTCCTCCAGTTCTTTAAGTCTACGCCTAGCATTATTATTATTTTTATAAAACATTATTTCTGCTTGCTTAACTGTAATACTCTTAAAATCTTCTATAAACTTTAATATTTGCTTATCATATTTTCCATTAGTTCTTACTGCTGGAACTATTACTTTTTCTTCTTTTGTCGATAAATCTGTTGCAATTTCTAAATTATCTTGCAGGATAACTCCACCCTTTTTAACATAAATAGTACTTGGCGGTAATACAGTTACATTTTCTCTTTCCTTTTTAGTATTAATAGCATTATTTTTTTCATTTTTAATTAAATCTCCTGGAAGTCTTATTTCTTGTACATAGTCTTTTAGTAATTTAAAATCTTCATCTAGTTTAGGAGCAACTATAAAATTATAACCATCTTGTCCATCATAGATAGCTTCTCTAAATCCTAAATCTTTTGCATCTTCTGTACCAACTGCTATTTTACTATCATTAGCACTTTTTAATTTAAATGTTAAAACACTTAACTGACTTCTTATAGTTGTATCTATGTTTGCAACTGTAGGTCTTTGCAGTACACTAAGTAAATGTATTCCTACACTTCTTCCAGCTTTACAAATTCTATTTATATAATCTTCACAATCCTGTTTCAATTCCTTAATTTCTTTTTTATCATTATCGCTACTTCTAAAAAAACTAAATTCTTCTAGTATTAAATAAATTCTATTATATTTTCTGGCATTATATTTGTTATATTGTGCTATATTTCTACAGTTAGTTTTTTCATATGCTAATGCTCTTCTATCTGCTATACCTACTAATCTTTCTAACATTACTTTAGTTTCTTGTAAACTATTAGCCATTATTTTTACATTGTTACAATCTGCAAAAAGGTTTGTTTCTCTATTTACAATTTGTGCAAACCATAACTCAAAATTTTTATCTTTATTTGCTAAAAGGTTAGTTATAGCCATAAATAAAGCTGTAGTCTTCCCTGTTCCAGTCATTCCACAAAATAGGTGATGTGGATTTTCATTTATATCTGTTAAAAATGGCTTTCCATCTGGCTTATATCCCAAAAATAATTTATAACATGGACATTCTACAGGCTTAAAATCTAGATTAGGTTTACTAGTTATAATATTTATATTTATAAACTTATTAAAATTTCCATGCTCCAATTGTATTACTGCACCTAAACTATTTTCTAAAACAGGCTTTATATCCTCCAATTGTTTAAAGCTTAAACCACTTGGAATAATACATTTAGCGGTATAATTATCCCCTATTTTTCTTATCTTAGTTAACCTAAATGTTTGCCCATCTTTATTACAGATATTTTTATTTATTTTTTTTAACGCTCTATCCCATTCCTGTCCAACTGGATTAGTAAATTTAAAAGCTGTAGATGCTAAAGTTACTGCAAGTGTTCCAGTACCTGCAACAAGTCCAAAATTTAAAATATTGTGTGCTAAGCTATAATCAAACATTTACTTCATCCTTTTTAGATTGCTTAGCTACTAATTCTTTATATAATATATTTTTTATTGTTCCGCTTTTTTCTTCTAAATGTTGTATGGCTAACCATAGTTCTGTATCCTTTGTTGTTTCTTTAAAACTAATAGTTAATTTTTTTGCCATAAATCTTACTCCTTTTTTCTTATTTTTATATTTAATATATATGTCTTATTTATTGCAAATATACCGAAAAAGTAAGTAAAAATTAAAATTTATATATTATATAATTAAAGCTCATAATCTTCCTCGTAATCAGCCCAACCCAAAAGCTGTGCTTCAAGCTTATCATAATCATATTTTCTTTGTGTAAAGTTAGCAAAAGTAGATGTAGCAAGGTTCTTTTTAACACTATAAGAATTCTTATATTTAAGTTTATTAGTAGCAATAGTTCTAGCTTTAGATTCTCTTTTAACTTCAAAAAAATTAATAACATCATCTACAACAGTGTCTAAGTATTTATCCATATTAATTCTTACAACATCTAATTTAAATTTTAGTTTAGTTCTTACTCTATCAACCATTTTTTCTATAGTAGTAGCATTGAATTTCTTTTTAGCAATAAATTTCTTTCTGGCAACTGCTACAAGTTCAACTGGAGCAACTACATCAACATTATTAACTTCACATGCTTTTTTATAAGCTAAAGAATTTTTATAATTATTTTGAATAACATCGTCAGATGTATTATCACTAATAGTAATAATATTATTTTTAGTATTTAGTATTTGGGTATTTTCTAAATCACTCTCTAAGCTAGTAGTTTCAATACTTTCAAGGGGATTTTTATTTGTCACTTCTTCTGTCACTTTATTTGGTACTTCTAAAAATTTCCTTGCATGATAAACATTAATTTTACCTATTTTTTCAATGAAGATAAGTTTTGCATTTTCTAATTTATAAATAATTTTTTTGAAATTTGAAATAGACTTAATTTCTTTATGATATCTCTTATACATATTCCAGATATCTTTAATAGATTTTCTAAGACCTTGCTTTAGATTTGCTCCATGTTTTATAAGATAAGATAAAACACTCATCATGTTTGCCTTAGTACTGTTAAATATTTCATAGTTATCTCTTAAATTATTTATAGTAGTTATTTCCTTTACAGTAAGATTAGTTGTATATTTTTTCTTAGTTATTTTTATCATGTTATTTATCCACCTTTCATTTTTGGATAAACAAAAAGTCCTAACCCTTATAATCTATAAAGGTTAGAACTCTAAAACTTTTAAGCAACTTTCAGCAATATTTAAACAAATATGTTGCGAAAATTGAACGTTTATTATATAATTAACTTAAACAAAAACTAAAGATTAGTTTTTTTTATAAGTTAATTAAAGTTTCGTCATTCCTAACTTTATAGATATGTGTTGGATATCTATAACTTAATTTATAAAATGCCTGAGAAACATTTTATAAACGGGTTTTGATGGAACTTTTTATTTATGTAAATTTTCTTAAATATTCAAAATCTATACTATAATTATAACATCTTATGCAAAGAGTTACAAGAATTATGTATATATTTAGACAAAAAAGTATATTAAACTAAATATACTTTTTTTATTTTTTCCTTTTAATAAAATAAATTTGTGATATAATTAATTGAAAAAATTTAAAAACAAGGGGTAAAATGTAAATGAGTATTAAGGGGAAAAATTTTAAAAAATTATTTGTTGGAGCATTAGTTTCTACTGCTGTATTATCATTTATAGCTTGTGGAACAACAGATACTGCTACAGAAAGTAATGGTACTAATGGTACAACAACTAGTCAAACAGCAACTAATAAAGATAAAACACCTATTAAATTAGAGGATTTAGCTTTAGATGTAAATGTGCTTCCTGCCAATTCTATAGGAACTGTTTATATGGAGGCAACTTATACTAATAATAGTGATAAAACATTAACTGGATATAATGTTACAGTAAAGTTACCAAACGGAGAAAAAACTTATCTAAGTTGTTATGATACTGTTCTTCCTGGAGAAACTTCTCCTAAGTTTGAGTGCTTTGGTCCTGAATCTGGAAATTTTGAAGAGTGTGAAATTTTAAAATATGAATTTACAGTTACTAATGATGATGGTTCTAAAACATATGTAGAGTATGATAACAAGTTAAAAACATATAGTCAATATTAATTTTAAATATAGTAAAACAACTAATAAATTAGTTGCTTTTTTATTATATAGAATGTTATAGTAAATATACACTACAACTTATTTAAGTTCTTTAAAGCGATTCTACTAAAAATAACTAGATTTTCTAGTTATTTTTTTTATAATAAACCCTAAAAAAAGTCTAGGATATTCCTGTGCTTTTTTATTAAAAAATATACTTCCATATATTATAAATATTTACATTAAAATCAAAATAGTGTATAATTATATTAAAATATTCTTTTAAAAATAGGGGGAATTTTTATGAGCAGTAGTATTGATAAAGTAAACCAATTACTATCAGGTGAATGGGTTATCGCCAGTAAATTAGATCAAAATAAAGTTTTAGATCTTAACGGAGGCAATGTTGTTCTTAACGATAGAAATGGTAGTGATACTCAGAAATGGACTATATCTTATGACACAGGTTCATCTATTGGAAGATCATTTATTATAAGAAATAAATCATTAGGCACTGGTAAATCATTAACTAATGATAATAATTATGCTAAAGTGATTGACAATGCTACAAGTTATTGGAATGCAATATATCAAAGATGGTATTTATATTATCAAGATGATGGTACATTTATTATAGCTAATTATGTAGGAGATTATTTACGCCCTTCTGTATTACAAGTAAGTGGAAGTAATATTGTATTAAGTACACATACAGGAAATGATAATCAAAGATTTTATTTTGTTGCTACTAATTAATATAAATTTATTAAATATATATAAGAGTGATTGGATAATTCCAATTGCTCTTATTTTTTATTTGTTTTGATTATAAAGTATCATTTAAACTATTTTATTAAATGTTTAATATAAAAATATCAAAATAAATTTGTTTGTAGTTTAAATGACTATTAATTAAAAGTGTTAAATAAACTATAGTTATTATGATACTAAGTAATCGTATTATATATAGTTATAAAAATAGAAGACCTTAATAATAGAGTTATTTATATCCTCTAATATCATAACTGGTTTTACTCCATTTGAAAGGTTAGCTATAAAAATTTCACCCATTTTAATATCTAAATTAATCATAAAGTCCTCCTAAAAATTATTACATATATAATAACACAAAAATTGTATATTTATATAATAAATTTATAAAATTTAACAAAAAAGTATTTACATTATATAACACATGTGTTATAATATAATTGTAAGGGGGGATAAAAATGGCAAAAAAGAAAAAGAAAAAAGGAACAAATCAAGATGAGTTATTAAAAACTCAAATATTAATTGCTAAATTAACACTAATTACTGCAATAGTTAATTTAATAGCAACAATAATAAAGGCATTTCAGTAGCCAAAAGGGAGGACTGATACTCCTCCTGTTCCTTAAATCTTTTTCTTATAAATATTATATCAAATAATTAATAAGGGGTGAATATTTAGGTGGAGAAAGAATACAAGAAAGTTTTAGCAATTAGTTTATTAGCGTTAATCGTAAGTATAATAACATTAATAATTAATCTATTAACGTTTTAAGGTGGTGATAAAATTATGAAAAAAACAAGTGAAGCCCAATTAAAGGCTAATCAGAATTGGATAGAAAACAATAGAGAGCTTTCTAATTATATGAGATCTAAAAGTTCAGCTAAAAGCTTTATTAGAAATAAGGCTACACTAGATGACTTAAGTGACTTAGAATTGTTAATAAAGGAAAGACGTAATAACTTATTAGGATAGTAATAATAGAAAAAAAGACTAAGTAATATTACTTAGTCTTTTTAGGAAAATTATTATTAATTATAATTGATAGTACTCATATTTATTTTATATATGTGTAGTATCTTTTTCAATGATTAAAATTTATTAAATTTACCATTATATTTTACATAACCACTCTTAGTGTTTGCACCTTTAGAAGTAGTGTATACAACATGTAATACTCGATTTTCTCGATAAAGTGGAGTTGCTTTTTCATATGGGTTAATGCTTCCTATAGAATTAACACAACTTGATGTTTCATACACGATTTCTGTGGTTGAGCCATTACTCCATTGATTAGCATATAAATATTCTATGCAGTTTGGAGCATTAGTTATATAAGCTTTCTTTTCTGTATTATTTTCTAAGTAAGCAATGTATACAAGCTGTTTACTATAAGATACGTCTAAAACTTTAATTTTAGTGCCAATTTTTATTATGCCACTTGTTTTATTTCCATTAGAATCTCTTAAATAGAAGAAATCATTTCTAACAGTAGCGTTATAGCTTTGTATACACTCCATAGAGGAGGTTGTATTAGTAATAGTACTATTACTCTCATTAGATAATGAATTGCTTATATTGTTTGTAAGAGCGTTTTTGAAGCTAGTCCATTTTGCCCAGTTGTTTGTTTTAAAACTATTAGGACAAGATTTCCTACTTGCATCAAAATGTCTTACAACCCTATTAATTCCTATATTATATTTATCCATTAAGTATTTTGTAAGATCTATGGTATTTCTAATAGTAGCTTGTGATGGATAACCATCTTTTTCTAAACACATCTCTATACTTACACTATTGCTATTAGTTATACCGTATTTACCATTGCCATCTCCAACAGCCCATGAGTAATAATGCTCTGTATCTATTATTTGAATTATATTATTGCTGTCTACAAAATAATCAGCACTAGAGTTTCTATTACCACCATTAAAATAATTGAAATGATTTAAGGCACCTGCTCCTGGATTGCCTGTATCATGGATTACAATATAAGTTGGTTGCACCTTCCTGGCTGAAAAATTGTATTTAACTAACTTTCTTTGAATATCTAACATAAATCTCTACCACCTTTAAATTATTTATTATTTTCTTTTTTATTAATTTCTTCTTCTAGTGCATTAACTAATTTTAATGGAATGTAAACATCTAACAATGATAGATTAGCCAGTATACTTAATAATTCTTTAAAGATGAATGAAGGAATGAAGAAATATAAAAGTGCATCGATTCCTGGCACAAATTTAGATACAAGCATAAACATTATCAAAACAGTAATCTCTCCCAAGCTTTTAAATAAGCCATCTCTACATCTAGAACTTTTTAATCTTCTTTCCTTTGCTGCTACTACTATCCCAAGTATAAAGTCTATAACTATTTCTGTAAAAAATAATATAAATAAAATTTCTATAGCTATGTTTTCCACTTTTTACCCCCTAAGATTAAATAAAAAATAGCCCTTATTTCCAAGAGCTATTGATATGTGTATTTAATAAAAAGATAGATGTAAAACCTCTCTTTGGTATAAAATCCTCTCAAATATAAACTCTATCCCAAGCATTCTATAGTTTTTTCTGCTATTCGTATTTTTACTTCCTCACGCAAGGTTGACATAGTGCCATTTTCTAATTCGCAAGGTGTGGTTGGTACTTCTTCTATAGTCTTTCTACCACCAAGTACCAAAACAACATAAGAATTTATTAATTTTTCATGTATTGTATTTTTAACCATTGTTATATCACTCCTAATTCCATTAATAAACTTATAGTTTTTAATTCAAATTCTGCTTGTTCAATTTCTTCTTTTGTTGGAATTAAACTATTCATTTTTTCTTCTTCTTCTCTTTGTCTGTCTATTTCTTTTTGCTCTTCATCTGTGTAATAAATAAATTCTTTTTTATTGGTCTTAAAATCAATTATTATTTCTTTTATATCATTCATTTAAATACCTCCGTAATATGTACTAATATTATAAGCATAAATCGCATTTCCGTTTATTTCTATAGTCGAGTTATCATTTATCGTTATTTTTTTTCCTGTATCTTTAAGGGATAGCACGTTTAAAAACATAGAATAATTAACTTTGTCTGAAGCAGTTGCATAATCTCCATTAATAAATACTTTTCCGCTTTTTGTTACAACTAATCTTAAAGTATAATAACGAGAAGTCCCCGTCGAGGTTAGTTTAGATTCGTAAACAAGCGTGTTATTTATATAAATGCTTAAAGGATTCAAATATGTTATTGAAACTTGACATACTAATTCGGTTATTATATTAGATTTTAAGGGTATATTTCCAATAGTAGTTTTTCCTGATGTGTATCCGTTATAATCTCTCGTATCAAATTCTATAGGTAAATTTTCTTTTGCAATTAGTTTGTTCACATCATTAGCACTTGCAAAAACTTCATTCAATGCGCCAATTACTGTTTTATTCTGTGTTTTTAAATCTGCAAAAGTGGTATTAGGGTTAAAAGTACCATCATTTCCCTTAGGACCTTGGATACCTTGTTCTCCTCTCTCACCAGTAGGACCCTGTGGACCTCTTTCTCCAGTATCTCCCTTAGGACCTTGAGGACCAGTTAGACCTATTGGTCCTTGTTCTCCTTTAGGTCCTTGGATACCCTGTTCTCCTCTTTCCCCTTTAGGACCAGGAGTTAGTTCTATCCTTTGCAAATCTTCTTTTGTGGCATAATTGCTTAGATCAATATTTATATCTCCATCTCCACTATTTAATTGAGCATCCTGTATTTTTTTATCAACTTCAGTTTTGGTGTAAGTATTATCCAATTTATCTTTAAGAGTAGGAATTTGTGCCAAGTTTTCTGTTTGTTCTGTTGTTAAAGTTGCATCCCTTCCATCATTTCCCTTAGGACCTTGGATGCCTTGTTCTCCTCTCTCACCAGTAAGACCCTGTAGACCTCTTTCTCCAGTATCTCCCTTAGGACCTTGCGGACCTGTTAGACCTATTGGTCCTTGTTCTCCTTTAGGTCCTTGGATACCCTGTTCTCCTCTTTCCCCTTTAGGACCAGGAGTTAGTTCTATCCTTTGTAAATCTTCTTTTGTGGCATAATTACTCAAGTCAATATTTATATCTCCATCTCCACTATTTAATTGAGCATCCTGTATTTTTTTATCAACTTCAGTTTTGGTATAAGTATTTATTATTTTTTTATTTAAATCAGCTAAATTATTTTTGTTACTATTAATCTGTTCTTGTAAGTTAGCCCCTATATTTTCTCCAGTAATGCTTTCTTTTAAATTTTCATAGTCCTTTTTTATTGCATTTATAGCATTATCACCTTTATTATTTATACTTATTAAAGAACTATTTAACTTTGTATTTGTTTCAGTTATTGTGTTATCTAATTGCTGTGCTTTATTTTCTAAGTTTTTAACTACTGCATTTAATCCACTAATTTCATTTGTTGCACTTATAACTTCAGAAGAGTTTAGTCTTGCTTCAACATTTATGTTAAAATTCATGGTTGCTATTACTCCTGAGGAATCTTTAAGCTCTAATTCAAAAATAGCTGTCCCAGGAATTTGGAAACAGCTATTTTTAACATTTATAGTTATTAAGTTATTAGAAATGCTTATATTATCTTTCTGCTCTACAACAGTATTATTTTTTCTCTTGCAATATAAAGAAATAGTTTGTCTTGTTACATCTTTAGAAATGCCATTTTCAAATATATTTATTTTAAAAATTACAGAATCCAAAGACTTTACAGTATCTACAGTTAGATAATTTTTTTTATAAATATCTAAATCCAAATTTATAGTTCTAACACTCATATCTTCTCCTAACCTAATTTTTCTATTACATAAGCAAATAAAGTATTAAGATGTTCTTCCAATACTTTATCCGTATCTAATTTGTAGCTTATTTTATTATTATTACTAAACAAAGTTCCATCTTCTTTAAAGGTGCTGTAAGTAATAGCAACCCTAACTCCATCTTTTAATTCTAATGTATTAAATTGTGTTATTTTCTTGTGCATATTCATTTTCCTCCACATATTCTTCTAATCTATAATTTTCATATCCTTTTCGTTTTCCTTTTATTTCCCAACCAAAGGGAATATCGTTATCACCTTGTACTATAAAATAATCTTCATGGCGTTCACTTACCCAGATATCTCCTTTACCATATTTTGTTAAGAATACTTGGTAAGTTATATCTGTGGTTATAACCTCCTTGAAGATATCGTCTAAGTAAACTATACACTCTCCATTTTCTATAATACTTTCTCCTACATCCCCGAATAGATAATCTGCTGTTTCATAGGCATTTACAAGACGTTTTCCATAGTTTTTCGTTTCTTGTACGCAGTTCTTAGAACCACTTATGCTAAGGTTAGAGCCACTTAACGTTCCTCGACAAGCTATATTACCCATAGAACCTAAATAATTACAGTTAATTTGTCCTCTGCCACTTTGTAAAGCTTCTATATTACCATTGCAGTAAATAAATCCTTCTACGCCTAAACTATTATTTTTTATAACAGTATAACCCTTTAAAGTAGTAGTTCCATTAACTTCTAATTGTGCCAAAGTAGTACCATAATTTTTAACCTCTAAAGAACCACCAACATAAAGGGTAGAACCCACTGACAAAGTTCCTGAAACAGTTCCACTATTATTAACTTTTAGGTATTTAGCTTCAACTGTTCCATTTGTACAGTAAATATTGCTTTCTACACCTAGGCTATTATTTTTTATAACAGTATAGCCATTTAATATCATATTACCAGTTGCAGTAATGCCATCATTTACAGAAAGACCATTTTTAGCATGGATTCTATCTGTCGCTGTTAACCCCTTTTTAGCTAATAACGTATTATTAAAATATGCTGGTGCATCGGATGAAAAGTAACAATCTTTAGCTAAATCTGTTATATAAAGTTTAGTAGCATAAGTTTCACCATCACATGACAGAATACCACCTTTTTCAATATAAACCATAGCACTACCAGTAATATGAGGAGCTTTTAGCTGCGAAGACACAAATACATAACCATCGAGATTTATTCTATGAGCTTGTATTTGTATCATTTCAGCTGTTTGATTTATTGCAGAAATTATTTCATCAGAATTAACTTTTTTAGATACAGTTTGCTTAATTCCATCAGCAGTTTGTTCTATTTTTGAATAGGATTCTTTTAAGGAAATTCCATCATCCTGTAAAAATGTGTGCGGCACAGTATTCCCTTCAACAAGATTTATATATTCTAAAAATAAAACTACATTAGAATTGGTATTTGATTTTAATCCATTATGGTCTATTCTTAAAGCTACGTAATGAACATCAGAAGGTATAGTATACCCTTCTCGTCCTATTTCTCCTTCAAAGCCAGCGGAAGCATCACCTATCCAAACTTCTCTTATTAAATTCTTATTAGCTCCATAATGCCCAAGAAATACCTCTGCACCCCTAAGATTAGATTCTACCTTCATTTTAACTGCAAAACTTATTTTATTTGAATTCATTGCTTTTACATTTACGTGATTCGAATAAATCCATCCTTCATAGTTCCACTCTCTTACGGTTATACCTGCTAAACCAGTCGTTGTTGTATAGAATTCAATATTACGCTTTCTTGAATTATCCCATGAATCGAATACTTGTAATTTAAAATTACCACCTATAATTAAATTTTTCTGTAATCCTGCTGTTAAAGAGGAAGCTTGGTCTTTAGACAAAAAGTTATCATCTGCATTTTCTTTACTAATATATGTGTTAGATACTTCATGTTTAAAGCTGTTAACAGTCTGTTCTGCGATACTTTGTGCATCAGCACTTGTAATTTTAGATTGTATTTTTCCATCTAGAATATTAAACTGCGTATCTGTGTATTGTATTGCATCTTGTTTTTTCTTATTAGCTATAGCATCTAATGCTTCCTCATTTCTAGTTCTAAATGTTGCAAGTGCTGTTCCATAATTAGCAAAGGCTCTTTTAACTAAAGTATTTTCATCTGTAGATATTTTTTTATCAGCTATTGCATCATTTATAGCATTAATAAGATCAGTATGAGCTGTATTATAAGAAGCCTTAGCGTTATAAAGATTGTTTTTAGCTATTCCAGTTAAATCAGCGTTAGAATATAGAGAATTATAAACACTATCTATATCTTTCTTTTCAATTTCTAAGTTCTGTATCTGTTGTTTTATTGCAATAGCCTCTGCTTCATCTATTATTCCATCTTTAAAAGCTTCATTTAATGTATCACCAAGGTTGTCCATGGCATCTTTAATATCATCTAGTTCTTTATTAACAGTATCTTTATAATTATTTATAGAATCTTGTATTTCTTGTTCTACACTATTTCCATTACCCAGTTGTATACTAAAATTAGTACCATCAAATTTCATCCTATCATGGAAATTAAATGTTCCATTTTCTAAATTAATCCAAGTTCTATTATTTAAGCTAGATAATACTCCAGCTTCAATCATAGCGGCTGAAATTTTATTAGCTGTAACCGAATTAATAACAAATTTACCGTCACGTGTTATAGCAGTTTCAAATGGTCCTAAATATCCATTTTTAGAAAATCCTAAACCATTTAAATTCCAACGCCAAACCTTGGAAGCTGTCATTTTATCCTCAGTATCCATTATTAATAATTCATCTCTTGTTTTAGTTACATATCCTCCAAGACCAGAATTTATCATATTGGTTGCGGCATTTATAGCATCATCTAAAAATCCCTTTGAATCATTTATTTCTTCTTGGATTTTATCGATTTCCTTATTAATTTCTTTATTTATGCTATCCTTAACTTTTCCAAGTTCAATATTTATATATTTTTTAGTTAAAGAATTAAAATCATAAGCTACACAACGAGCCTTTACATCAATACATAAATCATCATGCCTAACAGTTACAGTGTCACCAAGCCATAGAGTTTCTAAAATTTTATATTTTTTATATTCTTCAGTTTTACTTAATTCTACAAAATTAATGGTGTAACTAGTTTCAGGAATATCTATATGCTCTATTGAAAATAATTGTTTTCCAGCCTCTCTTAAAGCTTCTAGTGCTTCTTCTTTTGTATCAAATCCTTCATCATCTTCATTTTCTTTTACTTTTATATTAGAGAATTTAATTTCTTGAATTATTGGATTAGGATAGTTGTTTATAAGTGGACTATCTATATATCTCTCAGGAAGAGTTAATCCATCATATCCTTTAACTAAAACTCTAGTGCATACAGTTTTTTTATTTAAGATAGCATCTAAACCAGTTAAATTTTTTCTATATAAGATTTGTATTCCTCTATCTTTACCACGAACCTTATTAAATCTTATATCCCACTTATCAACTTCAATTTCACCACCCCATCTATTTACAAAAGAGTTATCTTGATCACCGATTAGGGCAGTAACTACATTTTTATCAACTAATCTAGAGTTATTAGTATTTAAAATATCAGATGTACCAGTAAATCTATGAGGAAATTGAGTTGATTTTAATATTTTATTTAAAGCTCCAGCTCCTGTTTGCTTTTGAATAAATGTATCTTCAATTAGATTATCTTCAAGGTCAAAGAATACATGCTTAGCAGAAATATATACTCTCCCAAAAAGCTTTCTTATCATATAAATTCTAAAGGGTTGTTCACCATCTGGAGTTGGAGCTTTGATAATCCTGTCATAATCTATTTTATCTAAATGAGGAAATTTTGAGGGGAACACTGCATTTAAAACAAATGTATTATTTACTTCTTCTCTAACTACTGCACTTAAACAATACTTGTTTAAAATTGCTAATCCATTGCTTATAAAACTACTTTCTGTTTTATCATATAAGACTAACATTATACACACCTCCATTTTGGAATAATATCAATTTTAGATATATTTCCACTCCAAGATATATTATTCACTCCAGTTTTAAACTTTGGATAGTTACCAACCATATCATTTCCTTTATTTTCACTAGCTTTATTACAAACAAAAAGCTCACAATCAATTTCAACGTACTCATTTACATTGCTAATTGTAAATGTTGCATCATTAATTGTAAGCTGCATATTACCAGAACCAAATATTTTTAGATAAGGTTCACTATAAATTGTTCCTGGATTATATAAAGTTGAAGTTTTATTAGTTATTGTTATAGTTTTTTGACCTTGATTTAAGTAAAAAAATGGAGCTATATTAAAATTAAGACTAAATGCTAGACCTTTCTTTAAAATTCTTTGTAAGTTTGAAGGATAATCAACACTTTTAACCAAATAAAAACCATCTGAATTATCTGAAAAATATAGTTTATTATTCTCAATATTATTTAACAATCCTTTAATTTTAGTTATATTTTCATTAAAATCACTATTATATTTAGCATTAAAGCTTAAAGATATTTGTGAATCCTCATAAGCATTACTATCTATAGTAAGTGCCCCATTTCTCCCTTCTACTTCTACAAATTCTATTTTCTTTTTAAAGATAGGTATATCATATGTTTTAATGATTGTTAGACCTAAATCTTCATAACTATTAAAATTATTAAAATTAATACTTAACATCTATTTCCTCCAACTATAAGCTTCATCATTTATTAATAATTCTTCACCTATATAATTAGCAGTAGCCATTGCAACTTCTCTACCATCTATTTTAACTGGAACTGTTATTCTAATATTTTTATTTCCACTATCTTGATAGTTAGATAAAAGTCTAGAAGCTACATTTTCAGCTACTTTCTCAGCTGTTTTTAAAACAATTTTTTCACTGGCTTCATGGTTATATATTTTACTTCCTGATGGTAAGTTGTATAAATTACTTGAAGGTAGTTCATATAGCTCATAACCTCTTTCATGCATGTATGTTAATCCACCACTCCAGTTATTAGTACCAGTCCAATTCTTGCCTACACTACTTTGGCTTATAGAGGCATTAAAAGTTTTACCTTCAGGTTTCCAACTATTCCACCAATTTTTTAATTTATCCCATATAGTTAATATTTTTCCAGAACTAGTATCAACAGAATTTTCTATATCGCTATTCATACTTACAATTTTATCAACAGCATCTTTTCTAGTATTTTCTGCACTTTCAACAACACCATCTCTTTGTCGTTTAGCTTCTTCAATTAATTTATTAGCTTGTTCCTCACTTAAAACACCACTCTCATTTTTCATTTTAGTAATTGCAGCAATTCTTTTATCATATTCATCATTAGCCGCTTGAACTGCTTTATCTCTAGAATCATTTAATTTTTTAATATGTTCTGAAGCTTGTTCTGCTGTAATTCTTCCATCATAATCTTTCATGCGTTGTAAAATTACCTGAGCTTCAATCTCATTCTCTGATAACGTTTGAATAGCTTGAGTCTTCATGTCTTGTTGAATTTGATTTATTTCATTTTTTTCATTTTCCTTAAGCTCTCTATTCTCTTTTTTAGCAGTTTCTAAAATTTCTTTTATTCTTGCAGTTTTTTCATTTATTATATTCTCTTTAGATTGATACATCTCTGATGTATTATTAATTATAAATTGTTCTTCTTCCTCAGAAATTGCTTCAGAGTTTGCAAAGAACTCATTTAATGTAGCTAAATCATTATCCTTACTTTGACGTAGTGATGCATTTATTGTTTCACCCATTTGAGCATACTTTTGAGTCATTGAATTACAAGTCTCATCTGTTATAGCTTGGGAATTTATATATAAATCATCTAATGCTGATTTAACCTCATTATCCATATCTAAATATGCTTGTACTTGTTTTTGTGTTTCTTCTGAAATAGTAACAGTTTCTGTTTTAATTATCTCTCCATAAGCTGTAACTTCAGTTCCTGTAGTTCTTATACTATCTGCAAAAAGGTCTACACTTGGAACTACTTCAGTAGATAATACTTCATAAATACCATATCCAGCTAATCCTATTGCGGTTGCTCCTGCTACAAATGGAGCTGCCGCAACTGCCGCACTACCTAATCCACCAACTAAAGCACCTAATCCAGTAGCACCACCAGCTACTCCTGCCGCTGTTCCAACTGCTGTTGTAGATGCTGTAGTTGTTCCTAAAACTCCAGCTAATGTGGAAAGTCCTCCAGCTATACTTCCAATTGTTGATATTCCACCACCAACAATTTTCAAAGCACCTCCAGCAGCTATAGACATGGCTCCCCATTTAGCTATACTCTGTAATTGTTCATCGCTTAAGGAGCTTATTTTATCTATAAAGCGAGAAAGTAAATCAATACCCTTGTCTAGTATAGGAGATAAAGTATCTCCTAGTCTTATTCCTTCATTCATAAGTTCATTTAAACTTTTCTTAAGTTTATTCCCAGTAGTATTACTTACCTTTTCAAAAGCTGCATCAGTTGCTCCAGAACTATTTCCCATTTCAACTAACATATCATTAAATGCTTTTCCATCATTTGTGGCTAATACTAAAGCTGCTTTCCCAGCCTCTGTTGAACTAAACATATCAGATAAACTCTTATTATCTTTTTTAGCTTCTTCTGATATAAAAGATAATATATCCCCTAATGATTGACCATCAGCTGTTAATTCAGAAAAGCTTTTTCCAGTTTTATTTTTTAAGAGCTCTGATGTTATTGAACCTGACTTTCCAAGTTCATTTAACATACTATTCATATATGTTGTTGTTTCTGATGTAGCTATACCCTTACTTGTCATTAGAGCATACCCTGCTCCTAATTGATCTAAAGATACACCTAAATTATTTGCAGTAGGTATAATTTTACCCATAGTAGATGCTAATTCTGAAACGGTAGTTTTTCCCTTATTTTGTATCTGTACCAAAGTATCACTTACCTTTGTTACTTCATTAGCCTCCATACCATAAGCATTTAAAATGGTTGTTAAAATGTCAAGTGATGCTCCTGCATCTGCAAACCCAGCTTTTGCAAGTTTAGTTGAATTGGTTACGAAATTAACGGCGTCTCCTGTACTTTGTCCAGCGGATATAGCATTGTAGACATTATCAGCAATCTCAGTTGCAGCAATACCTGATTCATTACTAAGATTTAATATTGCTGTACTCATCTGCTCCATTGAAACTTCTGATTCATCTGCAATAGTACTTACCTTTGCCATTGCATCCTCAAAGTCAACTGATAATTTTAGTCCTGCAATTCCAACTGCTGTAAGTGGAGCAGTTAACTTTAAAATCTTATCTCCAGCTGAGCTTACATTGTTACCAATATCTTTTAATTTCTTGCTATGTTCTTCAAGTGATTTGCTAGCATTTTTCCATTTGTTATCTTGGTCTTTAAGTTCATTTGAAACTTTGTTTAATTGTCCTTGTGTTCTTACAAGTTCAGTATTAGCTTTGTTTAATTCATTTTCATAGTTTTGAATTTGTTTAGCATTAGATTCAATGGCTTTTTGCTTATTGTTATACTCTTTATTTAGTTTATCTACAGCTTCTTTAGCACTTTTTGCCTCTTCTGATTCTTTGCCATAAAGCCTTACAGCCTCATCATATTTAGCATTAGCTTTTTCTAAACTAGCTTTTAGCTTATCCCTATCTTTTATATTTTCTTGCATTTTAGTGCTAGTTTTAGCCATAGACTGAGTATATAAATCTATCTTTTTAGATTGTAATTCAATTTGTTTTGTTAAGCTCTCTTGAACACTTCTAAGTTTTTCACCATCACTGCCAAAAGATTTTATTCCCTGAGATGCTAATTTTAAAGCTGATTGATTGTTTTTAAGTTGGGAATTTACACCTTTTATAGAATTATTAAAGCCACTACTATCTAAAACCATTTTAGCCGTTATTCGACGTTCTGTATCTGCCATAAGTTCCTCCTTAAAGCGGAATTAAATCAATAGCTACTGAATTATTATTTATATGTTCTTTATTATTAAGTAGCTTAGATTCTTCATCTAATAACATTTTTATTTCTTTAAAAGTAGAGTCAAAGAACTCTTCCCTTGAATAATTAAGATTTTTCTTTGCAATATAAAAAAGCCAATTAAATCTTACGTGTTTTTCAAAATCAAAAGTAAAATTTAATTGGTCATCTAGTTTTTTTCTTTTTTATCTACCCCTATGTAGTCTAAAAACACTGCCATAGCTAGACTTGGAACCTCTGAATATAGTGCAGTGCTACTTAAAGTATCTACCATTTCATCAAAACTCCATTTTTTTTCAACACAAGATACACTAAGTAGTTTAACTGCATTACTAAAAAATTTTTTACCATTCATAAGCCCATCAAATATAGTTCCTGCATTCCCATAAATATCATCTAATTCTATTATTGTTCTATTTGTCATGTTAAAATTAAATTCTTTATTATTTATTTTTAAAGTCTTTTTAGCCATATTATCTATCCTTTCTAATTAAAAAGATAGCTATAAATCTATAGCTATCTTTTTCTATATAAAATTAATTATTCACTTAAATTTGAATCTTTTTTAGTAGGAATAGTTACAGATGTAAACCAACTATCTGTTGCTCCCTCTTCTTCATCTTTTTTATGTTTCCACATCCCGTTTGATTTTAAAGGTGCAAATGTACCAACAAGTTTCCTTGTCTGAAAATTTGCCTTACCTTCTTTTTGTTGATAATCTTCGTCACTATCTATAAACTTACCTCTAAATAAAGTCATATACCTAAATTTTTTGTTGGATTTTTTTGCTCTAAATAACATAGCAATCTCTGGAGCTTTATCATTTTCATTATAGATAACTCCTCCACCTTCTGCTAACTCATGCCCTAAAATATAAGCTTCATCCTCAGCCGTTATATCAACTATATCAATTTCAGCCTCTACACTTTCAAAGGATTCATCACTATCCCATTTAACACCTTCTGCATAAAAAGGCTCCGAGTTAATACTTATCTTTAATCCTATGCTTCTTACTCCTGGTAAGTATCTTGGAGTGTCAAAACTCTCAATTCCCTTCGAATTTTCTTGTATTTTAGCTACATATAATTTATCAACATTCACAGTTGGAAATACTTGCGTTGCCATTATTTATCATCCTTTCCTTTATAAATTATTAAAAATATAAGAATCTATAGTAAATCTTAATGCCTTATGGTAAAGTCCTGTATTCTCCTCATACATGTCTTGAGATACTGTCCCTCTTATAAAGCCGTTATTTATCATGGAAATATTTATATTTTCTTTAATCTCAGTAAAATCATCTAAAGAAAATATATCTACTTGAATAAGAAATTCGCTATATTTTTCATCATTCTCTGAATAAAAATTTGGAGTATCGCTAAGAATCATGTATTCAATATATGGAGGTTTAGCATTTTTAGCATGAATATAATAAACTTTTTTATCAGCAGTTAAATTTAAAATTTCTTTAGTACTTAAAGTATTTTTTAAATATTTTTCTATATTTATTTAATTCACCTACTTTATTTAATATTTTTAAAAACTTCATTTGCAAGTGAATTTAAAGCTTTTTCTTCACTTCTAGAAACACTTTTTTCAAAATATCCTACATTAGCTTTTTGCTTACTTGTGCCATACTCCTGAAACATACCCCAAAAAGCACCAGCCTTAGCCTCTCCAGTAGTTCCCAAGCTATCTTTTTTTATAGATACTTTTATCTTGGACAATTTATCAGTATATCCTTTAGGAGTATTATCCTCTATTTCTTTAGCTATAGTAGTAATAGCCTTTCTAACAGCCTTTTTCTCATCTGCATCACTTAAAGTCATACTTTGAACAAGTTCAGCAAATTCATCAAGACCTTCAATTTCTAATCTACCTTCCATGGGCTACCTCTCAATAGCTTTAATATTTATCCACTTATTTTCATACTTAATATTATCAACAAAAGATATATCAAAAGTCCTGTTATCCCAAGCTATTCTGTATTTTTTAGTAGCTTCTTTAGTTTTTAAATCATCGTAAAGACTTTTAGAATATCTTATAGTAAAATTAACTGTCTTTTCACTATGCTGAGATTTAGCTTCCCAAAATTCCCTGCCATAAAGATTATTAACTGTTGCAAAGGATTTTTTAAAATCAATCCATTTTTCAGTTTCAAAATTATTTTCATTTTGTTCAATACTGTGCTTTTGAATTTTAATAATCTTATCTAATTTAATCCCCATAGTATCACTTCCTACATAATTGATTAGCTATTGTATAAAAACTAGGTGAAAATTTAGCTTCTCCACTTGAGGAATTCATTAAATCATTAACCCCAAGGCTTATACACGCTATACCTAAATCAGTAACTATAACATCTTCATTAGCACCAGCATTCATTAAAAATTCCCTAATAGCATCTATATTTAATTTAATCTTTCTTTTCATTTCAGGATCATCATCATAACCAAGATATAATAAAACTGAATCTACTAAATCCATATATCCTCCTCAAAATAAAGGAAGGTGTTTTAACACCTTCCACTCATTTAATTTACTCTTCATTTGCTTTTGTTAATAGTATTACACCTTGAGCATCAGCTAATTTTCCATCAGCTATAGTTGTTGATTTAGTTATCCATTCATCTGTATCTTCATCAAAGTATCTTTTTATCATTATTTGCAGATTTGAATTAAACATGTAATCTTTTAAGTTTACTATAATTCCAAATACATCATTAACTTGTGCCGCATCATAGGAAGTAAGATAATCCTCTACTGGAACTACTTCTTTTCCTTTAAATCTATAAGATTCAGTACCATCTAAACCATAAGTTATTCTAGCAATAGGTTGTCCATTTGCATCTACCATTCCTAAAATATCACCTTCATAAGTTTCATTATTCATTATAAGAACAGTACCTGCTCTCTTTGATAAAGGAACTTTAGCAAAGATTTTACTCCATTTTTCCCATGAAGTAAGTTCAGATGGTTTTACAGCAATTTTCTGAGTCGATTTTATCTTTGTATCATTTATTATTCCTAAAGGTTGTTTAACACCAGTTCCAGAAATAATTGCTTGTTCTATAGCAACTATCATAGCCTCCGATACATTATCAATTATGGCTGATTCAAATATTGGCAGTGAAGTTGTATCAGCCTCTAATGATACAGCTACTCTACATTGAAGTTTATGATATGAGAAAGTTACAGTACCATCTATTGTTTTCTTTTGTTTATCTGATACTTTCCCCTCTCCAACCCATGTTGCTATAGGTTTTGCACTAGATGTAGGAACAGTAACTCCCCCTTTAATATTGGTTACTGTAATTCTTGAAAATATATTTCCATAAAATCTTAATTTCTCAATTATTTTATCAAGAACATTTTTAGGAATTAATTCGCCTATATCGGTAGTTAACGTAGTTACATTAGATCTTAACTCTTCTGAAATTTTAGTTCCTTTAAGTACATGATTCATGAATGCATTTCTGTACTCCATATCCACGCTCTCACGGTTTCTTTTATTAGAACCTATTACATAACTACTAAGTGGATTAAAACCTCCCTGTGGGCTTATTTGTGTGCTTCTTCCCTCTGCTGGATGATTGCCTTCTCCATTACAGTCTATTTCATCTATCATTTCTCTTAATTCGTTAATTTCAGAATTTAATGCTTCAACTTGAAAATTTATACTCCTTAATTCCTTAATATCCTCACAAGTTTCTCCTTGGATTGATAAAGCCTTTCTAGCCTCTGTTTTTGAATTTAATAATTTTAATAATTTCTTTTTCATTTAAAAACCTCCTGAAATTTTAAGTCTTAATAATCTTATTTTTTCTTTTCTTAATTCTTCTGCCCCTAAGTCATCCGACTCATTTGACCTTGCACTATCCAGTGCTGCCTTTGCATTATCCAATGCATTTTTATCTCTAGCATTTATATCAGTTTCTTGGTAGGCTGGATTATTAACAGCACTTACCTCAAAAACCTTAGCAAATTTAGTAATTATTCTTGTTGGCATATCTGAGTCAAGGTTTTCCCACCTTTGCTCCTTTATTTTAAAGGCAAAGCTCATACCATCAATATCACCTCTACTTATTGCGCTATATAGTGCTTTAGCTTCTTGGTTATTCTCTATATCTAAATCAGCCCTTACAAATAAACCTTTATCATCTATCTGTAAATGCATCGTAGAGTTCCCATTATTACGTCGAGACCTTGCAAGTGGTATTTTATCAGCATCATGATTAACAAAGAATAAAACATCTGTTAAGTCACATCCATCAAAAGCACCACGTTCTATCTTTTCAAAAAACCAATTGCCTATATTAGTCATGCTATCAAAAACAACTGGATGTCCTTCTATCTTTTTAACACCAGAATCATCGATAGCTCTAAAATCATTGACATTAAAGCTTCTTTTTATTAAAAGTTCGTCCTTTAAAGAATTATTTTTCATTTCCTTCTCCTTTCGTATACTTTTTATTAAGCTGATAATTATCAGCTATATCCCTATTTATAAAGTTTAAACTCATATGTCTTTTATCCCCATCATCAAAAGGTGGATATCCAAAAAGCTCTAACAGTTGGTTATCTGTTAGAGCTCCTCTATTTCCTAGTATATCTGCAACTGCTATTTTATTTTTAGTATTAGTAAATAACAATTTCTGCGGATAAAAAATAACCTCATTTCCCATATCTAATTCCCTATCTGAAAACAATGTCTTAGTAAAACACTGTCCCAAGGAATTAATATCTGGTTCTAAGGTTCTTTCATAAAATGCCTGGTATTCTTCATCAGTAAAATTGCCAGATAATATTTCTAAAGAAACACCATAATTATTTAATATTTTTGACTGTATAAATTCTAAGGTTTCTTTATCTATAACAGTTGGATTTAGTCTTTGTATTGGAATATATTCACCTTTTAAATCAAGTGGAACTATACCAGTTTCAGAATTTTTAAGTTTATCCTCAAACCTTTTTCTCTCTTCTTCTTGTTTTTCATCATCTAACATGGTATTAACCTTTAATATCCCATTAACAGCTAAACTTGATTTAACGCTTTTATCCAATCCTTCAAGGATCACATTATTTATCTTTAAAACTTTTAGTAAATGAGAATTATCTACTCTTCCATTTTCATCTCCACCCATAAATTCATTCAAACTATAGTCTTTTCTCCAGTGGATTATATCCTCATAAGGCAATGTATAATCATTACCATTTAAAAATCTAAGTTTAATAAATATTTTCCCTGTTGTATCTTCTAAAAAATCCACATTGGAAGGCTTTAATGGATAAAATCCAGTATAAATTCTTTTATTATTTATAACTTCATAGGTAGGATAGATAAAACAATTATAAGTAGTTTCCCTAAGCCATACACATTTTTCAAGGAACTCTGCTGTAGTCATTAATGGATTTGGAGAAAACCTTAATAATCTATTTATAGAGCCTTTGACTTCCTCTTGCTTATCCTCTCCAACATGCCTTATATGTTTTGGTTGGAGCTTACTCATTTCTCTAGCTATACATCTAACACAATTTTTAACTACATCAGATGCATATATATCATCTCCAAACTGGGAAAATACAGGAGTTTTTCCTTCCAGCATTTTAGCATATTGATACTGCCTTTTCTTACCCTTAATATTTTTAAATATATTAAATGCCATTTTATCACCCCCTTTACCTTATAATCTCTAAATATTCTTTTCTATACATATCATAAGTTGCATAAGCAATAATAAGAGATACTGCTCCATCAATTCTCTTAGTTCCCGTATCATTAGGCTTTATAGGAAATATTTGACCATAAGGATTAACTTTAGCCACTGTATTTTTAAGACACCATGCATCAATAGGATTTTTATTATAGTTTATAAGATTAGCCTTTAAATCAGCTTCAACCATTTTCATAGGAGTAGATAAAGTATCATAATTTTGATTTATTCTTTGCATTTCAAAACCATAATCATCCATCTCTCCTACAAAAGATTTAGCATTCCATTTATCATATCCTGTTTTAAATAGCCTTATATTATATTTTTTATATAAACTAACAAACCAAGTTACTACATCACTATAATCAACCTCATTTCCCTTACAAACATGAACATATCCTTGTTTAGCCCACTCTAAGTAATTCTTTTTATCACTATCTGTAAGCTCAACTACCTTTGACTCAGGAATAAAATACTTTTGTATTATATATTTTATATTACTACCAGGCTTCATTATTAAAACTTTAGCACTAGTTAAATCTGTTGTTTCTGAAAGGTCAGCAGCACCAATTCCAATACTTCCTCTTAAGTCCTCTATATTAAATTCAAGATCATTCACAATATCTTTATCCATAAGCCATGCCTCAGAACTATTTTGTTTAAAATTAAAGTCTTTAGATAATGTAAACACCCTTTCAGCTTTATCATGTTGAGCCTTATTTAGTTGGTCTCTTAAATATGCTACTTTTTTTACAGTTCCAAGACTAGGATTTGATTTAAACCAACTGCTTTCATCCTGGTAAACTTCAACTTCACTATCTTGTGTATACAACCAAGGCAACAAAGTATGGTCTATTATTTCTCCATTCAAAACCTTTCTAGCATACTTTAATTCCTTATCTAAATATCCATCATCAATAAATCCTTCTGTTGTTATATTTACAAACACGGGTTCATCTTTAATTGACTGTGACTGCTCTATTGATTTAGCTATAACATTATCTTTCATTTCGTGGCTTTCATCTAGAATTGCAAACTCTATATTTCTACCTTCTTTATTTCTAGTTTTATCACTTAGTTTCTTTATGGTAGATTTATTCTTTTTATTAAATATACCTTTTAAGTTTTTATGAGTTCTTTTATCCTTTGGGTCAAACATTTCTCTCATATTGTTTATTTCATCAAAAATAAGATTAGCCTGAGCATCATCATTTGATGAACATATAATGTCTGAGCCATTGTTCCCTATCATAAATTCAGTAAAACTAAGTGCAGCACAAAAAGTACTCTTCCCATTTTTTCTAGCTATTAGAAGTATTAACTTTTTAAATCTTCTAAGCCCTGTATCTTTCCATTTAAAAGAATAAAAAGCCTCTATAACTGCCTTTTCCCATAATTCTAATATGAAAGGCATACCGTTAAAGGGGCTTTTAGTATGTTTGCAGAAATTCTCTATAAACTCTATTCTTATTTGTGCATCCTGGCAATTATAAATCCAGTTTTCATCTTCTAAATCAACTATAAGATTAGATAAACAAGTTTTTAATTCATTTCCAAGAATAATTTCTCCTGTTAATGATTTGTTATAGTACTCCAGTAAATAAGAGTACTGACCATTTATTAAATTATTCTCTAAATCTACTACATTCATCTAGTTACCTTTAGTTTTTTCTTTAACCCATTTATCAAATGCATCATCTTCTTCAACGGAATTTTTTGATAGGATTGAATTTAGCGCCTTTAAATTAAGTGAATATATATTTGCTGTTCTTCTATATTCATTTGCTATTGGCAATTGCTTTTGAAGTTCTGGTTTACTTGGATGTACTTTTAACATTCCTGTCTTAGATAAAATTTCTCTCATCTCACTTAACTCAGATTTAATGTAAGCTGTTTCCTCTATTAATCCCTCAACTAATATTCTTTTAGATTCTTCTACATTTTTAAATATTTCATTTAATTTATCTAATTCTTTTTTATATACTTCATTTTTTGAAAATTCACTCAAAATTCCCACCTCGATTTCATTTTTTTGATTTGTGTGAATCTACTCA